AAGCGCTACAATCTGGGCGCGGCGACTGGGCCCATCAACGCGCAGCGCTCGGGCACCGAGGGTGTGTGGAAGCTGCGCTTCAACCGCGACGCCATGATCCGGCTCGAGGACGCCGGGCTCGGCGATATGTCGACCGACGGCTCTCTCGAGATGGAAGAGGGCCAGATGCGCGAAGCATTTGGCAACAACATCACGCAGCAGATCGTCGAAGGCACGGCCCCCGACGACCCCGCGACGCTCGCGGAAGCGGAAGCGGCTTATCAAGCGGCCAAGACACGGGCGCTGGACCTGTTGTCTGGAGCCCTCGACGCGTCGGGCAATGAGAACAACGAGTACATGGAGGCGGCGCGGGAGGAGAACCGGGCCCGCCTCCGGCTGGACGAGGTGCGCAACACCTCCGTGCGTCTGGACGGGGATAACCTCTCCGTCGGCGGCGAGGGCATGAAGCAGTTCTACGACAAGAACCTCGTCAACATCACGAACAAGCTCATCAAGAAAAGCGGCGCGAAAGTTGGCGTCGTCGGGCTGGACACGCTCGGGCCGAACCGCGACGCGCGGACAGAACTTCAGGGCGAGATACAGGCCCGCGCGGGGTTGGCGGGGTACGGAGTGTCCACACGGGAAGAGGCGGAAACGCGTATCGCTAGTCTGGAGGCAGCGGGCGAGGACCAGCGTGCGGAGAGCCTGCGCGCCGCACTGCCCTTGTTTGACGCACTAGAAGCCGTGCCTCCTTACACGCAGCACTGGGGCTTCGAGATCACCCCGGCGTTGGCTGAGCAGGCCGCGTCCGGCTTCCCGCTGTTCCAGCGCGACGGGCGCCCCCGCGGCCAGATCGCGGTGCCCACCGACATCGCCCAAAACCCGACGGTCATCACGCTGCTGCGCGGCGCGGACCTGTCGACCTTCGTGCACGAGCTCGGCCACTTCTACCTCGAGGTGATGGTCGACCTCGCCAGCCGCCCGGGTACACCCAAGGAGATCAAGGACGACGTCAAGGCCATCATGGACTGGTTCGGCACGAGCCTGCCGGAGTGGCACCGGATGTCGACGGCCGACAAGCGCGAGTTCCACGAGAAGTTCGCTCGTGGCCACGAGGCGTACCTGTTCGAAGGCAACGCCCCGTCGGGTATCCTGCGCGAAGTCTTCTCGAAGATGCGCCGCTGGATGATGGCGGTGTACCAGCAGCTGACCCAGCTGAACGTCGAGCTGACCCCCGAGGTGCGCGGCGTCTTCGACCGGATGTACGCGGCGCAGGACGAGATCGAGGCGGTGCAGGCCGAGCAGGGTCTCATGCCGTTCTTCGACAGCAAGCCGGAAGACATGAGCGAAGCCGACTGGCTGGCCTACCAGCGCGAAGGGCTCGACGCGACGCAGGAAGCAGTCGGCGACCTCGCCGCCCGCTCGCTGCGCGATATGCAGTACGCCGGCCGATCGACCGCGCGGGAGATCAAGCGGCTGCAGCGCGAGCACAAGGAGCGCCGCGCCGTGGTCCGCGAAGAGGTGGAAGCCGAGCTGTCGGCCCTGCCGGTGTATCAGGCCAGCCGCTATCTGCGCACCGGGCGCCTGTCGGAAGACGAGAACCCGACCAGCGAACCGCACAAGTTGCTCACGCCGCTGGTGCGCGAGGCGCTGCAGCTCGACGCGTCCGACCCGATGCCGACCGCCCTCTCCGGCATGACGTCGACCAAGAACGGCGTGCACCCGCAGCAGATCGCGGACCTGTTCGGCTTCACCTCGATGGACCACCTGCTGAAGGACTTGCTGTTCGCGTCGCCGCTGACCGACGCGATCGACGCCGAGACCGACCAGCGCATGCGCGATCGCTACGGCGAGCTCAACTCTCAGGAGGATCTCGAGCGCGCCGCGCAGGAAGCGGTGCACAACGACGTGCGCGGGCGCTTCGTGGCGACCGAGCTCGCCGCGATCGAGAAGGCTCCCGGCAAGAAGCGCGTGCTGACCGCCGCGGCCAAGAGCATGGCCGAGAAGCTGATCGGCCAGAAGCGGATCCGCGACCTGCGCCCCGCGCAGTTCGAAGCGGCCGAGCGCCGCGCTGCCAAGGAAGCGCTGAAGACCCGCGGCGACATCGCCAAGGCGGCGATGCACAAGCGCAACCAGCTGCTGCAGTTCCACCTCGCGAAAGAAGCCCACGCGGCGCGCGATGAAGCGGAGAAGGCGCGCGACTACCTGCTGAAGTTCGACAAGACCAGCGTGCGCAAGAACCTCGACAAGAGCTACCGCGACCAGATCGACCAGCTGCTCGAGCGCTTCCAGCTCCGCCGGATCTCGGACGCCGAGGCGGACCGCCGATCGGATCTCAGCGACTGGATCGAGAAGCAGCGGGCCGCCGGGTTCGAGCCCGTGCTCGATCAGGACTGGCTCGACAGCGTCGGCCGCAAGGCGTTCCGCGACCTGACCCTCGACGAGATGCGTGGGCTGGTCGACGCGGTGAAGAACATCGAGCACATGGCCCGGCTGACCCACAAGCTGCTGACCGCGAAGGATAACGCGGAGCTCGCGCAGGTGGTCGGCGAGATCGGCCAGAGCGTGCGCGACAACGCGACGACCACGGTGCCCGAGATCATCGGCGCCAAGACGTGGTTCGAGCGGGTGAAGAGCGGGGCGAAGGACTTCCTCGCCATGCACCGCAAGGTCGCCAACATGGTCTACGTCATGGACGGCGCCCAGTACGGCGGCGCGTTCTGGAACCGGTTCATCCGGCCGATGAACGAAGCCGGCGACCGCGAGACCGAGATGAACGCCGACGCCACCCGGCGGCTGAAGCTGGTGTTCGACCTGCTCAAAGGTGACGACACCACCAAGCGCGTCTACGAGCCCGCCGTCAACGCCAGCCTGAGCCTAGAGGACCGGCTCATGGTCGCGCTGAACATGGGCAACAGCGCCAACCTGCAGCGCCTCATGGACGGCGACAAGTGGACCTACGATCAGGTGCAGGCGATCATCGCGCCACTCACCAGCCGCCATTGGGATTTCGTCGAGCAGGTGTGGGAGTTCGTCGACAGCTTCTGGGCCGACACCGCGGCGAAAGAGGAGCGCGTGTCCGGTGTCGCCCCGGCTAAAGTCGAGGCTGAGCCGTTCCAAGTCGAGATCGACGGCGAGCTGCGCCTGCTGCGCGGCGGCTATTTCCCGATCAAGTACGACCCGGCGCGCTCGAGCAAGGCGGAGGCAGACACCGCGGCCGACGTGCAGCGCCAGATCCAGCAGGGCCTGTACACCCGGGCCACCACGCGCCGTGGGCACACCAAGGAGCGCGTCGACAGCGTCAAGGGCCGTCCGCTGCGCAAGGACTTCGGCGTCATCTTCCAGCACACCTCGCAGGTCATCCACGACCTGTCGTGGCACGAGTACCTGATCGACGCGAACCGGCTGCTGCGCGCGGGCGAGATCGACGACGCCATCCGTACCCACTACGGCCCTGAGACCCTGCGCTGGATGCGCAAGGCGCTCGAGGACATCGCCGTCGGTGACCTCGCCGCGCAGAACGCGATCGAGAGCGGCGTCAACTATCTGCGGCAGGGTGTCTCGATCGCCGGTCTGGGCTGGAACCTGTGGACCGCCATGCTCCAGCCGCTGGGCCTCACGCAGTCCATGTCGCGCATCGGCAGCGGCTGGGTGCTGCGCGGTCTGGGCGAGATCATCGGATCGCCGAGCGCGATGAACGACAAGCTCGACTGGATCTACGAGCGGTCGCCGATGATGCGGTCGCGCGGCGAGACCATGCAGCGCGAGGTCAACGAGATCCGCAACAGCGTCTCGGCCAAGTCGCCGCTGCGCAAGACCATGGACAAGGCCATCCCGGCCGAGGTGAGCGACGCCATCTCGGACAGCTATTTCTGGATGATCGCCAAGGGCCAGATGATCGCCGACATCCCGACGTGGCTCGGCATGTACAACCGCGCGATGAGCGAGGGCAAGACCGAAGACGTCGCCATCGCGCTCGCCGATCAGTCGGTCATCGACAGCCAGTCCGGCGGTATGACCAAGGATCTCGCGGGGGTCCAGCGCGGCTCGCCGCTGCTGAAGCTGTGGACCAACTTCTACAGCTACTTCAGCGCGACCTACAACCTGCTGGTCGACCGGAAGGAAGGGTTTAAACGGAACCCGAACATGCCCGCGCTGATGTGGGACGTGATGCTGCTGACCGTGGTGCCCGCGACGCTGTCCGGCCTGCTGAAGGTGGCCTTCGGCAAGGAAGACCCGGAGGACGAGGAAGAGCTGCTGGCAATGCTCGCCGAGGAGAACTTCTCGTACATGACCGGCATGCTCATCGGCCTGCGCGATGTCGGCTCGGCGATCACGAGCGAGAGCGGCTGGACCGGACCCGCCGGTGGACGGCTCATCGCGGAGAGCGGACGGCTCGTGCAGCAGGTCAAGCAGGGCGAAGCGGACGAGGCGGCTTTCCGCGCCGCGAACAGCGTCGGCGGCATCCTGCTCCACTACCCGGCGGGGCAGGTCGACCGCACCGCTCGGGGCACCATGGCCGTGGTCGAGGGCGACGCAGGGCCGCACGCGCTGCTCGTCGGCCCGCCGCGCAAATAGGGAACAGAGACCCCCGCCGCTGTGGTACGGCGGGGAACCTTTGGAGATGTCACTATGATCGTAGATGGCCCCCGCGTCGCCGGACCTTACCTGACCAACGGTTCGCAGACCGTGTTCCCTTTCGATTTCAAGGTGTTGGATCGGGATGACATTCGTGTCGTGCGCACCGAGCTGTCGGGTGGCGAAGCGTACAATCTGGTGTTCAACACCGAGTACACCGTCTCGCTCAACACCGATCAGGACAATAACCCCGGCGGCACCATCACCACGACGACCACGCTGCCAAGCGGCCACCGGTTGACGCTGACCAGCGACGCCGAGATCGAGCAGCCCGTCGTCTTCACCAACACCGGCGGCTTCTACCCGTCGGTGCTGAACGATAGCCTCGACCGGCTGACGATCATCGCGCAGCAGCTGCGCGTCGATGTCGACCGGGCGTTCAAGGTGCCGCTGGGCTCGGAAGCGATAGACGCAGTCGACCTGAGCGACGCGGACGGCAAGGTGCTGGCTGTCATCGACGGCGAGATCGTGCCGATCGAGAACGACCTCGCGACCGCGGTTGACGCCGCAGAGGCGGCCGAGAACGCGCGCGACGAAGCGGAGGCGGAGAAGGATCTCGCCAGAGCCCAGCGCCTGCTCGCCGAGGCCGCAGAGGATGGCGCGGAAGACGCGCGTGATGACGCCGAGGCCGCAGTTACCGCTGCCGAGGGGTTCCGCGACCAAACCGAAGCCATCAAGGCAGACGCCGAAGACCTTCTGACCGATGTGTCCAGCGCGCTCGCCGCGGGTACTATTTCCGACCTTGTCGGCACGCGCATTTACACCAGCCGCGCCGCGCTCGAGGCGGATCTCGTGCCAGCCGATAACGAATACGCGCTGGTGGTGGGCGACGCGACGCCCGAGAACAACGACCTCTACCAGAAGAACGGCGCGACCACGACCGGATCGTGGGACGGCCCTCTCGGCATCTTCGCGTCTGCCAGCTCCGCTGCGCAGGAAGCGGCGGATGAAGCGGCCGCCAGCGCAGCGCTTATCGACGCGTACCAAGCGGACATATACGGGCTGGCTTGGTTGCGCGTGTGGAACGACGGGCTCGTCGCCGACGGCGAATTGATCGGCGGTCTGTACACCACCGATCGGCCGCTGCCGGACGCGTGGGACTACACGCCGACCGATCTCGTGCGCTACCACGACCAGCTGGGCCTCGACCCTGCGCCCAACGCCGAGCCGGGGGTGTTCTTCAACAGCTCGGCGAACTGGTCCAACCCCTCCACGGCCTCGGGCGTGCGCCTCCCCGTGGGGGTATGGACTGGCACCAAGGTGCTGGCGGTGGCGAAGGGCTTCCTCTCCGGCACCAGCGACACCGACCCCAGCGTCGTCCTTTACAACACTATCGAGATCGACGGCGACGACATCACGCCGGGGGTAGCTGGCGTCCTTGTCACGGACAGCACGGCGGTCAACAAGATAAACAACGCCACACTGGTGTACAACCCGGTGCTGGGCGTAACCTTCTGCCTCTTCTGCAGGGACGACAGGGAAGGTACGACCGACGAGCTGTTCGAGCTCGTGACCGAGGATGAAGGCGCGACGTGGCGCGCGGGCGTCTCGGGGCCTGCCTTCACGATCGGCAGCGGCAGCGCGAACGCGCGCACTATCTCCGGCGTGCTCGACCCCGCCGCCGACCGCACTTACTTCTCGCCGCACCCCGGCATCTGCGACGACGCCGGCACGATGTACGTCAGCATGTGGGAGGACACCGACCTGTCGGGGGCCTCGGCGTACCGCATCGTGGTGCTCAAGCGCGCCGTCGGCGATAGCGAGTGGTCGCGGCTATGGAGCCTGTCGCAGGGCCCCGACACCGGGCTCAACGAGGACACCTTGAACGGCGAGCACAGCCTCGCCTTCACCAGCACGGGCAACATCCTGATCGTCAACCGCGGCAACTCGGCCGCGCGCCCGTGGTGGGAGATCACCCCCGCCGGTGCGCTGGTAGACAACGGCGACTACGCCGGTCAGCTGTCTACCGTCGACATCGGCATGGGCTTCGCCAAGGTGGGCCCCCGTTTGCTCGCGATCGGCCCCGAGATCTCGACGGGCGGCGGGCTCAACGATCTGGGCATGCACCTGAAGGTCAGCTACGACGACGGCGCGACATGGCTGGGCGGCGTGCTGTGGGAGCAGTATGCGGAGCCCTACCACTTCAGCGCAGACGGGCAGGCGCTGCCCGCACCGATCCTGTCAACCCGGCGGTCGGGCAACAGCGCGCTGGTGCCTATCGACGGCGACAGGGCGTTGGCGCTGATCGAGCGCGCAGGGCCTACCGGTGCGGGCACCGCAGCCAACTACACCATGATCGGCGCGCGCCTGCTCAACCCGGTTAATGCTGTGCGCAACGCCAGCCGCGGAGGCAATTGATGACTGATACCCTCGTCTCGAAGAGCAGCACCAACGCACCCACTGAGCTCGCCAGCATCGCGAAGCTCCCTTTCGAAGGTGACCTGCAGCGCGCCTACTATGGCGAGGTGTTCGTCGAGCGCCTGCGCTATGCCTTCAACAACGGCTACCGCCCGCGTTACGGCACGGACGCGACCGCCATCACCCCGGCGACCGACGGCATCATGACCGGGTTGGCTGCGCTGAAGTCCTACGCTGACCTGATCGAGTTCCTCTATATCCCCGGCGTTATGACGGTGAACGGGTCGGATCAGGTGCAGAAGCTATTCAGCTTCGGCGATAACCTGCTCGAAGCGTACCCCACCACCGCCCCGGGGCCCGCCGCGGTGGGCGACAGCGGCAACGCTTACCTCGACCACTCGGCAGGGCAGGGCCGCGGCCTTCTCGGCAAGCACGACCAGACCACGTTCAACGACACGTCGAGCGGGGGCAAGGCGCTCATCCACATCGGCCGGGAGGTGGCCTACCCCGCGAACGGCTGGGTGTTCCGCCTTGTCGGCGGCAACAACACCTACATGAGTGTGGGCGTCGAGAACGGCGGCCCCAAGCACCGTGTGCGCGTGTCTCGTCGGCGGCAGGCCGACGGGGTATTCGAGGCTAACACTGACTTCACCGCGAGCGCCGCCGCCGACAGTCCGCTCAACACTTGGCAGACCCGGCAGCTATACCTCGGGTACGCCTCCGGCGCTGTCCGGTTGGATGTTGACGGCGTGAACAAGCTCCCCTCGACGCCGTGGAACGGGGGCGGCGTTGGTATCGTTGACGCGAGCTCGCCCTACGACATCCGCATCGCGGAGCCGGGGGTCTCGTCGACATGGAACACGCACACCGGGCCAGTGTGCCTGCTGTCGACCAGCAATATAGCGACGGGGCAGGCGGTCACCGCGATCCTCGAAACGCATTTCGCGAAGTACAAGTGATGCAGAACTTAGAGAATATCCTCGAAACTGGAGCGTCGCTCATCGGGTTCGGAGCCGGTGGCGGCGTAGGATTTTTTACTATGAAGTGGTTTTTCGAGTTCGTCGGCGGTCGCCTAGACCGACGGACAGACGCGCTGGACGAAGGCACGCAGCGTCTGATAAAAGGATTGCAGGACCGGCTCGAGAGCGTCGAGGCGCGCTTGGGCCGAGCCGAAGAGGACTTGCGAGAATGCCGCGAGCAGCATGCCGTGGCCCGCGCCGAACAGCTTCGCCTAGAAGCTGTCCTGCAGGGCAAGGGCGAGATCGCGGACCGCGCGCAGGTCTACATCGCCGCAGACCGGTATGGAGCGCGTTATGCCGACGCTGAAAATAATCGAAGCGCTAAGATTAGCAGCGCGAAGCCTGTCACAGACACCTGAACCCCCGGTGGTGGAGGAGAAGGCAGTGGATTACGAACCCTACAAGGTGACCCCCAAGGTGATGGCCGAACTGGTCGCGCACGAGGGTATCGTGCTCGAGGCGTACAAGGACGTCGTCGGGGTGTGGACGTGGGCGATCGGCGTGACCGACGCCAGCGGGCATTCGGTGATGCGCTACAAGGACAACCCGTCCAGCATAGAGAAGGCGTTCGCGGTCACCGAGTGGCTGCTTCGCGAGCGGTACGTCCCGGCGGTGCAGCGCGCGTTCCGCTACGCGCCGCTGACCGAGGAGCAATTCGCGGCCGCGCTGTCCTTCCACTACAATACCGGCGCGATCGAGCGCGCGTCGTGGGTGAAGAGCTGGGTCGCTGGCAACCGCGAGAAGGCTTTCGCCGAGATGATGAACTGGGTGCGCCCCGCGTCCATCCTCGGCCGCCGGAAGAAAGAGCGAGCCCTGTTCTTCAACGGCGTGTGGAGCAATGACGGCACGGCGCGGATCTACCGCGTCGCGAAGCCCTCCTACACCCCGGTCGGCGGCAAGCGTGTAAACGTCATGCCCTATATCGAAGCGGCTCTGTCCAATGCCGATGCAGATTGACCGCTACCGCTTCTGGATCGCCGTGCTCGTCATCGGCGGGTACTTCGTGTTCGGCGGGCTCGCGACGTTCTTCGCTATCAGCTCGGGCGCGACGATATTCGTGAACACCGTCCTGTCGACCATGGGCCCGCTGGTCGGCTGGGTGGTCAAGGGTCTGTTCGACGGCTATCAGGCGTCCGGCAAGCCGGGCGACCCGGTGCACTATGAAGAGGATTACGACGATGCAGATACTGGCATGGCTGGGGGCAAAAGCCTTCCTCGGGGTTCCGCGATGGGGCCTGATGCTCGCCGCTTTGATCGCGGTTCTTTTGGCGATCTATCTGATCGCTGACGCGGAGCGCGAAGACGATCGGCGGAACCAAGACATCGGTCGCACGGAGGAGCGGCTGGAGGGCACCACCGAGGTGCTGCAACGAACGGAGCAAGGCAATGAGGTCAGGCAAGAAGTCGAGCGTGAAGCTGAGCGCGGTGTTGGGTCTGCTCTTTACCAGCAGTGCCTGCTGTCAAACCGTGGAGCCCCCGAGAACTGTCAGCGATTTCTGCCTCAACGATCGGCAGCTGAGCAGTAACGCCGCACCGGCTGCCGGGATCGACGACCCCGGCAACCAGTACGACAGCGACGAGACCCTGCTTGGGATCTATTCGCACAACGCTGTGCATCAGGACCTCTGCGGTTCCCCGCCGAGCTGAAGCTCAGGGCCGAGCGCGCGGCGCTCTTCGTCACGCGCCAAGCGCTTGTCGACCAGCGTCGCGTACCCGGCGATGTCGTGCCAGTTGTCGCGGTAGGTCGGATCGCCGTTCAGGATGCGCGCGATCTTGTCGGCGATGACGGTCAGTGCCTGCTTCTGGTCATCGGCCAGCCTGTCCCAGCCGCCGCGGGCACGCATGTCGTCCTGCAGCAGCTGTGCGATGGCGGCATGGTCTTCGAACGAACCATAGCGCCCACCGCGCTCGGCCAGTGTCTCTTCGATACCCATCATTTCCTCCGTTTCATTGCGTCTAAAAGAACCTCTTGCACGCTGCGCTTGGTCTCGTGCCGCAGCAGCACGTCCTCGTCCACCGTCCCTTCGCAGACGATGTCGTAGATATACACATGGCGCCCGGTGCCGGACTGCCATTGGCGCATCGGGCCGATGCGCTCGATCACCTGATCCCGCTGCTCGAGATCCCACCAGTGCCCGAAGAAGGCGAGGATGTTCCCGCCGTGCTGCAGGTTCACACCGTGCCCGCCGGAGGCAGGGTGGATGAACATGATCGGGATCTTGCCGGCGTTCCAGTCGTCCTCGGTCTTCGGATTGCTGTCGAACACCCGGCCGTGCGGGAACGCCTTGAGCAGCCGCTTCAGGTCGGTCTTGAAGTGGTAGGCCACGAGCACGGGCGTGCCGCCTGCCTCGTTGATGATGCTCTCGAGCGCGTCGATCTTCGCGTCGTGCACCGGCTCCCATTCTGTCCGGGCCTCGTCCAGATAGATCGCACCGTTCGCCAGCTGCAGGCACTTGATGGTGCGGCTGGCGGCGTGCACGGCTTCGATCTCGTGCTCGCGGATCTGCAGGAACATCTCGCGCTCCATGGCCTTGTACATCGACTTGGCCTTGCCCTCGAGCTCGACGTTTACACGCGTCCTGATCGGGTCGGGGATGTCGATGTAGTCACCGGGGTCGATCGTGATGCAGATGTCGCGGATGCGCTCGTGGATCTGGTCCTGCGCCCAGCTCACCGGCCGGCTGGTGGTGAACTCGCTGTTGCGCGTCGGCTTCTGGAACCAGCGCTCCTCGAACGCGGCGAAGCTGCGGCCCAGCCGCTCGCCCTTGTCGAGGAACCAGAGCTGCCCCCACAGGTCGAGCAGGCCGTTCGGCGAGGGCGTGCCCGTCAGTTCTATGAACCGGCGGACCTGCGGCAGCCACGCCACCTTGCTGAGCGCCTGCGCGCGCTTCCCGCCCTGCCTCGTGCGGAAGCTCTTCAGCTTCGTGCTCTCGTCGGCGATGATGGTGCGAAACGGCCAGCGCGCCTGCCCGAAGGTGTCGTACAGCCACGGCAGGTTCTCGTAGTTGATGGTGTAGATCGGCACGTCGCGCTTCAGCGCGGTCAGCCGCTCGGTGGCGGTGCCGATGACGGGCGACACCTCGAGATGCGACAGGTGCTTCCAGTTCTTCACCTCGTCCGGCCACGTCTTCTTGGCGACGCGCTTGGGGCCGAGGATAAGCACCGGCGCCTCCTCGAGCTCACGGCATGCCGTAAGCGCTGAGAGGGTCGCCAGCGTCTTTCCCGACCCCATGCGGCCGAACACCGCGCAGCGGTCGTGCTGCGCCATGTGCTCGAGCATAGGCGGTTGCCACGGGCGGAACTGGATCATTCCCCTCCTCCTCCGCAGTGGAACCCGCAGCCGCCGAAGTCGGCGCCCCTCACCTTCGTAGTGTGGCCTGCAGGCACATCGCTAGGGTAGCCTCGTATATTTCGGCGCTTGTTTCCCACTTTCTCGCTCCGCAGGATCACTATCTTGGCCCCGTACTTGCGGGCCTGCGCGTCTCTCCTCCAGAACACCTCGGGGAAGTGTTCGCGCATTAACGCCCAGTACGCAGGGGATTGCGCTTTCGCGCACCCGAGGCAGTTTCCGTTCGGCATGCCGAGATCGTACACACGGGGGCGACGAAGGCCCGCGTCCGCCAAGAAAGCGTGCGTCTC